CACCACCCCCCCCGCCGCCAGCGAACGCCCCGGCGAGTCCGCTGCGCTGTACTACGCCCTGAATGAGCGGGCGCAGCACCAGGTTGTTGAACATCTGCTTGAGCGATGCGACCAGCGACTTGCCGAAGTCCTTCCCGCTCTCGAACGCCTTAAGCAGCGAATCCGTTATGTTGTTGCTGATGTTGTCATAGGCCGTCTTCCACTCGGCCTGCTGCTTGTCGAGCGATTCCTTGCGTGCGCGAGCGATGTTGCGATCGTCATAAGTCTTGTTCAGCTTTTCGCGCGCCGCGGTGACTTCTTCGGTCGTCGCCGTCTCCTTGCTGAGCCCGAGGATCAATCCTTCCTTAACCGCGATCTCGAACTTCTGCAAGGCGATCGCGCGCTCACGTTCCTCGTCGCTCAGGAACATCATCGCCGTCTCTTGTTCGATAGACTTAATAAGGTCGGCGAAGCCTTTAGTGGTTTCCCGTTGCAGCTCGTTAAATTTTTCTTTGGACTTATCTTGTATTTCGTTCGCCTTGATCTGTTCTTTGATTGACTTCTCGATCGCGTTATTAACTTTCTCTTCAGAGATAATGAAAGCGTAATTCGCCTTGATCGCTTCCTTCATTTCCTCGGTCATCTGCCGCCACTGCCCGGTCGCTTTGTCGAACACGCCCGAAATCCAGATCGGCGACGCTTCGAGCTTGGCCAGCTCACGCTCGGCCTTGGTTATTTCCTCGGTCTGGAATAGGCCCTTGAAGTCGAGTTCGGTAGTGGCGACCAGTTGTTCGAGGTGATCGATCAGTCGGTCAAACTCGCGCTGTACTTCGTCAACGTCAAGCTTCGCTTTGATCGTTGGCGTTCTGGCCGGACCGCCAGTGCGATAGCGTGGGTCTGGCTTATCTTCCAATGCGCGCCCGCGCGAGTCTTGTCCAGGAGAATTGCGCGACGGATACGCGGCGGTAGTAGCACTCGCGGCGAACTGCCGTTTTACCGAATCCTCGACAGTCGTTGCTCTCCGGTTCCACAGATCGGACCAGGTCTGCGTTGATGCGTCGAGCTTCGCGTTACTCGCGCGCACGGCATCGTCCAGTTCGCCAACGTTCGCCTTAACCTCGCCCAGCGAACCGCTTAGCAGCTTGCCAACCTTAAACAGCACGCTGTAGCCAGAGGCCAGAACATCAATCGACGACGCAAGCGCCGCGATCGCTTCCCCCATAAAGCGAAAGGTATCGACGACAACGGCCGCACCAATCGCAATACTTTTGAAGAGTTCAAGCAGCGTGGTATCCCGTCCCACACCACGCATAGCGTCGCCAGTGCTCTGCGCCTCGCTCCCCGTAGTCGAGAAACCGCGAATGGTGTCCGTTAGAACAGGCACGAGATCAGACAGAATCGTGTTCGTCAGCCCGGTCATTTCCAGGCCAAGCCCACGAATCGACTTCTCCAACGCCTCCGCTTCGCGCGCTTGCTGCGCCGTAACGGTCGCCGCTACACCACCTGACTCCGCTACATCTTTAAGGTAGGAAATGAAGCGCGGCCCCATGCGCTGACCGAGTAGGTCTGTCGCGATCGCCGACTTGCCCGCGCCGTCGGCGTACTCGTTCATCTTTTTTGCAGCTTGTTCGAGCGCGATGGCCGGGTCTTTCGACGTGACGCCAAGGAATTGCAGCGCCTTCTGCGTCTTGGTGCTCGCTTCGTCTACACCAGTTAACCCAGACGAAATCTTGTTGATCGCGTTTTCAAAGACGGTGTAATCAACGCCGGAAATCTTCGCCTGATTCGCCAGACGGGAGAGCGCTTCAATACTTGATCCCGTAGACTCCGCTAGATCGTCGAGCGCCGACGCGGACGCGATAACGCTCCGCGTGTAGGCAACGACGGCGCCGACGCTGAATGCACCAGCAAGCCCGGCGAGCAAGCCCCGAAAGATGCCAAAGCTCGCCCCAGCACTGGCCGCGCTGGTCTCGGCCTGCTTCATCGCCCCGCTAACCGTCGATCCGGTCACCCGCGCCTGCGCCGCAACCCCGGCAAGCTCGGTCTTGGCCCGCAGCAGACCCGAGACAAGTGCCGTATTACCACCCGCGCCCAGCGCCGCTGCGTTCGCATCGCGCAGCTCCCGCGCAGCGTGTGGCGCCAGACCCCCGCTTGTCCCACGCACGTTGCCCGCACGCGCGGCTGACGCGGCCAGCGCATCGACCTGTTGCTTAGCTGTCTGTGCTGCCGTGCCGATCCGGGCTACCCCGGCGGCACCGGTTGCCATCGATGACGCGATGGCCGGACCAGACGTCCGCGCGGATGCGGTCAGGCTGTCGACGCCGGTTTTCGAGGCTTGCGCGCCGACGGTCAGCTTAGTTAGGGCGCCGCCGGTCTGCGTGAACGATGCCGTGATCCCAGCGCCGGCGATGCGCGCACTTGCCGCGAGACCATCTACCGCTTGCCTGGAAGCGCCGAAATTCGCGACGAGCCTAGTAGTGACTGCCGCAGTCTGAGCAAACGACGTAGTTATCCCGGCACCAGCCGTGCGTGCGGAGGCGCCAAGACCATCTATTGCCCCGCGTGCGCCCTGTACCCCTGCGACGATCCGACTTGTTGCCGTACCGGCAGCGGTAAGCGAGCCAGTAATGGTGGCTCCTGCAGCACGCGCAGACGACGCCAAGCTATCCAGACCACCCCGGGCCTCCGTCACACTTGCCACAAGGCGCGCAACGCCACCCGTTTGCGTGAACGATGCGTTTATCGCTGTGCCAGTCGTCCGCGCGACGCTGCCGAGCGAGTCAAGCCCCGCTCTTGCGCCTTGCACCGCCGTTACTAACTGCGTTACGCCAGAGCCGGTCTGCGCGAAGGACGCGGTGATAGCGGCACCGCTAACCCGGGCCGACTGACCTAGAGCATCGACTGACTGCTTGGCACTACCCGCCCCTGTAACGAGGCGCAGCATCGGCGCAGCGGATTGCGTAAACGACGTGCTGATCGCCGCGCCTGCTGTGCGCGACGACTGCGCCAGGGCGTCAAACGCTGATCGGGAGCCGCTTACTCCCGATGCGAGCTTGGCTGTAGCTGCGCCAGTTTGTCCCAGCGACGAATTTATCGAAGCGCCGGCCGTCTTCGCCGTAGCCGACAACGAATCGAGCGCTGACTTCGACGCCTGCACCCCTTGGACGAACAGCGACCCGTCCGCAGTAATACGTATGCCGAATTGGATATCAGCCATCTTTATCCGGCTTCACGTTGAGCAAGGGCAGAGCGGCAAACTCCATGATCTGCAAACCTCGAAACACCTCTTCCCTACGCGCTCGCGTAATGCCGAGCAAAATCAGCGTCGGCAACACTGACGCATAGTCGAGCCCTTGAAATACAAGTTTGTCGAAGCCGGATACGATCCGCCATTGCGACCGCAGGGCTAAAAACGCCGCGAGAATTTCCTCGTTATCGGCGTGATATTCGAACGTAGCGCCTTCTGCTTCTGCTTCCCGCGCCGCCTCAATATCGGCCAACGACGCGCCAAACGCTGCAAGCTGCTCCGCTAAATGCTCGGGATCGGTAGACGGGCCGCGCGCCCAGAACTCCGCGGCCTCTGTTAGTTTTTTGCTTTGGCCTTGGGGAACGATTCAAAAAACGTAGTCAGAATCGCCTGCCCTAATCCCGCTTCCAACATCTTGTCGAGCGCGCTGGTTGAAAAAGCAAGTTCACTACCATCATCGTCTGTTACAGCGCGCCAACTATTCACAACTTCATGGATAAACACATTGTCGGACAAGTCACCTGACCGGTTGCGCTCGGTGAGGTCACGCATTTGCGTAATCTCCAGGCGCTTGTATTGCACGTCGAACTTGCCCTCTACCCGCCGTCCATCCTCATTTGTGACCTCTACTCGTACCGTCGCCCAGAACGTGGGCGACAATGCCAACTTGAACATAAACCTCCTAAGTTGCCGTTACGATCACTTCGTCGTTGCCAGCATTCGGCGAAAACGTTGTGTTCATCTTGTAGGCCAGCGTGTTCTCGAACTCCGTCTCTTCGATATCGACCAGTTGCGTTTTCGGCGCATCAATCTTGACGCGATTCCCCGCGACCGTGCCATGCGTCAACGTGAACACGCCCAGCGTTGCACCCTGCACCAGCGTGAAATAGTTCTTCGTGGCCATCGTCACCGCTTCAACCGTGATCGACCCCTTCGGCTTGCGATCCACAATCGACAGCGTTTCCAAATTCATCCACAAGGCATGCGAGAGCTCGTTCGCCATATCGACTTGGAACGCTGCTGTTTTCGCCGCGTAGCCATCCAAGGTGAGCGTGCCGGTCCACGTCGGGATCGACGCCTTCGGTACCTGAAAACCGGCGTAGTCGGCGCCGGCAGGAATCGCTGCATCGCTGACCGGGACGTACTTCCCAACGAAGCGGAAGCGGAAATGCGGGATGCGCTTCGCCGCCATGTCGATCGTCACCGTGCCATTGGCGCCGGTGAGCTTGAACAGCACCCCGTCGCGGTAGCAGTACAGCGTGACCGTCTCGATCGCGGCAGAGATCGGGTTGTACGCCGCGCTGGTAGCCGCCGTGATGGTTTCGGCAAAAGCGCAAGCGCGAAGCAGCGGCGCCCACTTCGGCGCGGTACCGGCAGCACCGCTACCGGATACCTCTACATCGAACTCGACCGCCGCTTCTTCTAGAACCGGCAGTTGCTCGGAGTTACCGTAGTACGGACGGATGAGCGCGCGATCCTCGGACTCGACGCGCAGCGGATTCACTCGCAAGTTTTTGACGAGGATCGAATTCACCGCCGCGGTAGGAACCGGATCGGTAAATTGCGTTGTCTCGATTTTCGCGAGAACGAGATACTTGCGCGGCGATGCCATGGATTACTCCTTATTTCGTCTTAACCGTTACTTCAACCGTGCCCGCGGGCTTAGTCGGCTGTTCCGCACGGCGCAAGGAACCATCGGCACCCTTGCGATAGCTGCCGCCCTCGGCCGGGAACTTGTCGGCGGTCTCGCCACGCTTGGCGACTTGCGCTTTGCTCTCGCTGACCTTGGGCGCATCCGTCTGCACTTCG